AGTAAGAAGATCGTGAACAACGCCACCTGACCCCAAGCCATCTGTCGCAATAACTTTAGTCTCACCAGCAGGAATGATTACATTTGCGCCACTTCCACAAGAAAAGGTCAAAGCCGCAGCCGTTGCGTTATACATGAACCAAGTTTTAGAAGAAGTGTTTGGCAACAGACTAACAGTACAAGCCTGACCACCGCCTCTGAGCTTTAGCCCAAGGCATCTATCTGCGTCCAGCGCACCGTCTGCAATCGTAATGTTGTCCGTTGAAGCATTCGCAATAGCTCTAGTTCCCCAAGCAACTGCCTGACCGATTATTTCAAGGTTTGTGTTCGTTGTATCGCCCCAAGTACCAGACTGTTCTCCAGTGCCGATTTCCTCAAGGCGTAAATTGTTTACATATGTACTAGCCATGTTTTAATTCCTATGCTGCAACCTCACTCCAAGATATAGAGGAGGAAGGGTTAATTGGGTTATAGTTCGGATTTTGACTAGGAACAACATCGCTCCATACCAAAACCTGAATAGGCGTCACAGATGCCGTGGCAGAAAGCCCAGTAACATCTACATTTGCGTCTGCTGTAACAAGTGTGGAAACATCTCCAACTTGTCCAGTACCAGCTACACCCACCAAGGTTAGGTTCGCTGTTCCTACCACCGTAGCCGCGCCGGGAGAGCCTGTGGCTGCAATCCCCGTGACGGCTACATTGGCGGTTCCTGTAATGGTAACTGCGCCAACAGAGGCCGTTGACGCTAGGCCAGTTACAGGTTGTACGGCATTTGCCACAACAACAACAACATCACTAGCAACAGAAGCTGTTGCTCCGGGTACAGCTACATCGTTGCCCCAAGTGCCACCATTCCAACCTTGGCTAGAAGAGTTCCACCCTAAATAGGCAACGACCATATCAGTCATTAGGCTATCCTAATAATCGCGTTACTTGCATCCGCTGTTGGAAATACAACAGTAAATGTGCCATTGCTGGCTGTTTTATCTGCACCAAAGTCCAGAACAATTACAGAAGGATCACCTGATGCTGTGTCGTTAAAGATTAAAGCGCCACGAGCCGTAAAACTTGCTGAACTAAAAGCAGCATCAGCGAAATCTGTTAATGCGGTAGTTCCAGAAGCTGAAGGGTTTACATTCGTTAAAGCCACACCCTTCGCAGAATATGCGCTACCAGCAGTGTTGCTGATTTCATTAGTGGAAGTGTACGCCGTAGTTGCCGCAGTAAATGTTGCGCTGTTAGTATAAAGTGCCAAATTAAACGTGTTACCGCCGCTGGCTAAAAAGTTGTGCTTGGCCTCAAGAAGCTCTTTCTTAAAGCTCGTACACATGAAGTTACCGTTAAAGGCCATGTCACAATCTCCTTATTAGTGATGCAAGCTCTGGGTGTCCTGCATCGGTTAATGCGTTATATACAGTAGTTCTGTCGTTTTGCACAGCATCAGCTAGATAAAACTCTATTAGTTTAACTATACGCTGTCTGAAGGCGTGTGCTTGTTGTTGAATTGCAGGATGAGCGCTATCAGAAACAGAAAGAATCTTATCTGCGCATCGCTCTGCAATCTCTTCAGGATTAAAGCCCCTTCCGTTAGAGGTGTGAACCTCTACTTTGTAATCGTCAGGTAGGCCAATATTCATACTAGGTATCATGTTTTCTCCCTTAGTATCATGCCAGTGCGATAAGCATCGGTGACTTCTTGCGATTCACCAAAGTTTTTGACACGAGACATCGCTTCAGTAAACCTTTGAGTGTAATTTTGTACTAAATCAGCCTCACCCTTCATAAAGGTGTAAGCCTCAATCAATGAGCCGTACAAAAGAGCTACAGAAGCGTTCGTACTTAACCAAGTTGTGCCAGAATCAGCACCAGCGGTGAGGCTGGCTGGTCTGTAGAAGTAGTGAAGCTCCACTGAATAAGCCGCATCAGGGGTTGGGGCCAATATAAAGTGAGTTATATCGTACTGAGCGTAGTATCTTGGCTCTCCAGTAGTAGCATTGTTCGGGTTGAATGACTGAAGGAAGTTAACGTCCTTAAATAACATAAATTCTTTAACGCTATCTTTGGTGTAAGACAGGCTAAAAGGGGCCAGAAAGTCGTTAGGAAGCGTAAGAAACTGAGAATTGGTGTTATCAGCAGAATATGGGGTAAGAGTACCTGTCTGATTCTTCCTAAAAACCTCAAGTTGAGCGATTTTTAATATTCTTTCCTCAGTATTTTTTATAAAAATGTCCAAACTATTCACAAAAGTTGTCTCTGTGTTCTCAGTATAGTTCTGAATAGCTGTTTTTAATTCTGCATATGTAAAGCTCATGATATATTCACCGTTACGCTACCGACTGAACCAGCCGCGAGTAAGTTATTAGGGGTTAAACCGCCGTCATCTGCCCGTCCTACTGGATTGTACCCCCATTGAATGTTTCTTTGTTCAGATAAATTCTGTTCTGGACGTGGGTTTCTAAGCGATTGTGCGTCAGGAACTGACCTTAAAGGCTCAAGTTGCGGTTCTTTCCTCTCCCACTCGTCTTTTCCCACTAAAAGGCCGTTCCACTCCCTTCTCATGTCTCTTAGGCGATAACGGAACCCTGAACGATCAGATATGCCGTATGCAAATTTGCCTGTGGCATATTTAGACATATCGGTAATTCCTTAAATCTGGAGCAACGCGGAAGGATGCACGATCTCTATCTTCGTCCATTGCGCGATTTAACTCCTCCTCATATACTGTTTTGAGCATTTGAACACGGTCTGGAGCGCGTTTTAAGGCGATATAATAGGCCAAACCAGCCGCTAAAGCAGGGTAAAAACGGAAGGGAACTTGCGTAGTATTGGTGTAAATATCGGCATCATCTATGCGTATTAGGGCGTCATATAGGACCACATCGGTACTATTATCGGGTAAAGGCCACAATTTAAGCACTGGATTTATCTGTCTATCAACAAAAAACTGCGTAGAGCGTCCAGTAGTGGTTTTTGTTGGAATACTGAGGTATTCATCACGACTAATGCGGCTTAAAGAGAAATCAGTGCCGTCTCTGCGCACAACAAGGGATAATATGTCGATTACGTCAGCACCTAAAGGCTCGTCACCATCTCCAGAGGTTACAGTGAAGTTTCTTTGCGCAATAGTCCATTGATTAAGGCCACGATTGGCCCAATCAGCAAATAAAAGGTTTAAAGAGCGCTTTGCAGTCTTTAAATCGTACCCTGTTCGCACCTCTAAGCCGCAACGCTCGAAAGCCTCTTCAATGTAGTCTGCTACATCTAATTCAAAGTCCTTGGAGCCTGATACGGTCATGTCATTCCTCGTTATAAAGGTTATCGAAAACCTTGTTAACATCTAATGTGTAGTCTAAATCAGATTTAGAATAATGTATATGCTGAGATGGCTTGAAATCAGGAGCGCCTTCTCCCGTTTGGAACCACGCAGGGTGCGTTACGCGCACACGATTGTTAGGTAAGGCAACAATATTGCCCGTCCATTCACCAGCATCTAATAGCTGGAGTACATGGTTTTGTTTATGCTGCGCTGGATCATCCGCAACCTCGCTATCTGTGTAATCAACGGTAAATAGATACTTTGCAGCGTGCATTTCACCATTAATTTTCGCCATCCACGGGCAAGGAGTGGTTCTATCCATAACATAGACAGAATGAGTATGAGAAGCGCAATCCCAAGGCTGTGCGTCATATGTTTCCATAGGTTCAGGCCATTCTTCTAAGGGAATGTCACCTACAAGTGCAGTTATTGGCATTCTAGCCCACATTGCACCACCATGCACTGTGTCTTCATCTTCGCCTTCGGCTTCATTTCCAGTAAATATAACCTGAAAACTCAAGCATCTGTTTGGTATTGTTGTTACACCAATGACCATAGCGTGCAGGAATTCGCCGTGATAACCCTCGTGGTTGTGAGTATATTCACGACGAACCCATGCTTTAAAATAAGGTATATTGCTGTGTAAATAAGCCATTTATTATGCTTTTATTACCTTCATACCCATTTTCTTAGCGGCGGACCTAAGTTGTGCAACTGTCATTTTACCACCAGCGGCTCCACCTTTGGACATACGGCGAACTGTTTTACCGCCTGCTGATCCACCTTTGGACATTTTCTTAACTTTACCACCGTTTCGGTAGCCTTTTTTCTTCATAGCCATGATAAACTCCTTATGATTGGCTTACAGCGCCTGTTGTACGCTTTCTTCGGTTGGACATTATTTTACCGCAACCTCTTGCAACAGCAGTGCCGGGTACACTTTTGCCACCAAACTTACGTTTAGATTTACTCTCTATGATACCACCACCATTCTTTTTTACAACTTTGGCTCTTTTGGTATTAGATACCACAGTTTTCCCTTTTGCTCCCTCGCGTTTTTTCTTTTTAGCGGTAGAGGCACGTTCTTTTTTAGACAAACTTTGTGCTTTGCTACGAGGCAAACAACGATCAGGGTTCTTTTTGTTCTTAGATGTACCGCACTTACCTTTTATCTTACCGTCAGTGCCGATACGAACCCAATCTTGATCTACCCAATCTTTAAGCGCACCCATTAGCTTTTCTTCTTTTTCTTACCCTTTGCGCCTTTAGCGTAATTAGGGTCTTTGCAGTATTTAGAAGCCGCCATATTCGCGTAAGCACTTGGATATGTATCAAATGTTCGTTTAGCCCATGCTTTTCCAGCAGGACATATTTTACTGCCTTTAGATTTCTTTGAAGCTGCCCCACCTTTTCTAAAGTAACTTAAACCTCTAGGCATATCGTCCTTTTTTTGGGGTGGTTTGGTAATTTGATTGCTCATTTGACTACGACCTATTGCCATTTAACACTTCCAACGCTTGCGAGCTTGCCTTAAACGGCTGTTAGGGTCTTTAGCCGCTTTTGGAAACTTTTTCATTTGTCCTGCTGAACGTGCGCAATAAGACTTACGCCGTTTAGCATCTTTACTTCCCTTTTTAACCTTCCCTGTCACTGCTGTTTTCAGCTTAGAGCCGGGGTTTTTACTACGATATGCCTTTACGCCAGCTTTTGTCATTCCCGCCCCAGATTTCGTGGGGCGGAAGTTCTTTTTGTTGCGCTTCGGCATTTTATCCGAACTTTTAGCCATATTCTTTCCGCATAGACATAATTATTGTATAAGTATCTGCGCTAGTGTGGCCTACAGTCGTGAAAAGGACATCACCAGTTTTGCCGCTTCCAGAATTGTTTGAAAGACCACCAAAATTAGTGTAATCTTGATTACCACTTTGGTTTTCACCTAACTCAATACAGAAAACATTAGTTGAAGCGTCAAAAAGTATTTGAACCTTCATGCCAATGCACTGCCACCATATTTTCTCTATGACAACACCTGTACAAGCATCTCCACGAGAATTTGTAGCCAAACCACTTACATCAACTTTAACAACCGCAGATTCACCAGAGCCATCAGAAATATTAGTAAATTTTTGAACTACTTTTTTATCACCATCTATAAGCGTCTGTGTCGCTACAGCATCAGCCATATTAATCTCCTATAATAAAAGGTGGGGCGTTAACCCCACCAGATTAATTACGCAATTTGAACGTACTCAATGATGAATGTGAACGATCCTGCTGTTGTAGCATCAACTGTATTAGTGATGTTGCAGAAAATAGTTCTTTCGGCGTCTGTATATTGAACAGAAGCTGGAGCCGTTGTTCCACTCTGCGTCTGCACAACAAGAGTTGTCAATGTTACGTTGTGCGCAACAACAGTTGTGCCACCATCTAAAATCTCATCCGTTACAGCAGCAACAATTTGCGCACCTGAACTAGATGTTCCAACTTCATACCCAATGTCACCTGTTCCAATAACAGGAGCAACATCACAAAAAATCTTAATGTCAGTGATGATTGTATTTGCTGGCTGTGTAAACTCACCAATTGCAGGACTATCACCCGCTGTTGAGTTAACAGTAACACCAGTAGCAAAGCCAACGTGCTTTACATACTTATTTGTCACAATACCTGTCGAGGCTGTGTTTGCTACAGTTGTGATTGCGCCTGTAGTGGCGTTTTTGGAAACAACTTGAAAGCCATTTTCCGAGCGTACTGGACCGCTAAATGTAGAATTACCCATAATGATCTCCTGTCAGGGTTAAGTCAGTCACACCATGCGACTGTCAGGGATAATTTTACAATACATCATATTCTTACAAAAAGAAAGAGGCGATCCGAAGACCGCCTCCAACTTAGGATGACAACTTGTAGGGTGGCTACAAGAGTAACCTAACTTTACGCTCCGGGTGAACCGAATACAGCGCGTGGATCACTAAAGCCGAAGCTATAGCGCTCACGAGCTTTAAAGCGCATGTTGCCTGTGTCGAAATCAGCCTCCATGTTTGTTCTCATTGGAGAACGCTCAAAGTGCTTGAAGCCGTTAGGAGCATCAGTCTTGATGAAAAACGCATCAGGGTCAGTCAAGAAGTGGTTAACAGTGTAACCCTCTGGAACCATACCCATGTTTTTAACTGCGTTTACATCATTGTCTGATGTACCCGGACGAAGAGTTGATTCCAACAAACGATCCGCAATAAATTGCAG